ATTCCTTATGCACAAGTCGCTTGCTAATCGGTGCATCGTCTGCTGGGACAGTTTAGCAAGCTGGGTTTCCCAGATAATCATATTATAAATAGAAAAGGGGGTTTTGCAACCCCCCTTTCACGCCAGATTAAGCTCCGGGCGAACCGTAAATTCCAAGGGGATCAGATACGCCAAAACTATAGCGTTCACGAGCCTTGTAACGAACGTTTCCGGTGTCGAAGTCTCCATCCATTGAATTTTGTAACGGTGTACGTACAAAATGCTTCAGGCCATTAGGAACATCGGTTGTCAAAAACCAAGCGTTTGTATCGGTCAAAAAGTGATTGACCGTGTAACCCTCGGGAATCGAACCGTTGTTCTTCAGGGCGTTGATGTCGTTGTTGTTAGTACCGACACGAAGTTCAGTTTCCAACAGGCGGGTTGCCACGAACATCAAAGCAGGAGGAACAATAAGCTTGCGGGGTTTAGCAGCAATCAAAAGCCCACGTTCGTCAGTCCACGCAGCAATCTGAATCACTGCATTTTCCAACGAGGTTTCGTTAAGATCCACGCCTGTAGCAGTCGTGTTGCTGTTTACACCACCAGAAACCAGCGGATGTGCTGTTGAGAACAAGGGCTGACCGTCACCGTAAGTCACAGTAGCGGCAAACCCGTTATTCAATACAGCAGCAGCTTTAACCTGCTTGGTGTACGCCATAGACCGTGCAAGGGCTTTTGTATAACGAGCAGACAAGCTGTCGTACAAGTTATCTTCAATCGCTTCTTCAGTGATTGAAAAGCCGTATGCAATGGTTTCGTGCGTATAACGAGCAGTCCAAGCTTCTTGCGCGTTGTCATAAGCAATTGCAGCACCTTCGTTCTTCACAGGGGCAGCAGTAAAGCCTGACAGCTTGGTTTCCTCTTCAAATGAGCGCTCGGAAGTCTCCGTTTCGTAGATCTCCTTGTGCTCTTCGCCATACTTCGCATACTCCAGACCGAACAGGGCGTTCAGGCCGGGGAGCAGCTCTTTCAGTAGTTGTGCGCGTGAAATAGCCATTTAAGTTTCCCCTTATACGCCAGTTGGGTTGAGATACTGATGACCACCGGCAACTGTCTGTCCCGTTACGTTCGGTGCATTGAACTTAACGATAAACTCACAGAAATTACCACTGGAATTAGCAGTATCGGGAACCACATCAATAATACGAAGTGGCAACGTCGCGCTTGTTTCAGAACCACTAATAACAAAAATAGCGACTTTAGAATCGCCAGTTGTCGTCGAGCCAGTATTCTGAACAAGGCGTGCGTTATTACCAATATAGGTACGTCCCGCAAACGCAATCGTTACACCTGTCGTATCGACAGTGGTGCCAGAACACAAAGCAGCTTGGTAAAGTTGGTCAGGATCATCAGAAACAAACGCCAGAATGGTAGAACCACTCTTTACCGACAAGCTTGCAGGATAGTACTGCGAAAAAGTCAGTTGGCCTGTCGTACTAATATACTGGCAACCTAAAAACACGCCACATGGGGTGGCAGTCGTAGTGCCTGTATCTTTTTCAATGGTGCCATCCGAAACAATCTTAACCAAATCGCCATAGAAAATCGCGGTGTTGTAACCTGTACCAGTCGTATTTGCAATGACAAATTGGCGCGTTGCTCCGGCAAACACCTGACCGCCGATCAAATTGACCGGCTTTAGCCCATAGGGCTTGTCTACAGTCGGGTAAGCCATTTGGAATTACTCCTTAGATTGTTGATTGCCGCGTCCGAATGTCACCGACGATTTACGCTCTGCAAACAGAGGCATACGTGGATCGTTCTCGCGCATAAAATTGTTGTCAACAGAACGCATTTGAGCATCAGCCTGCTTATGATAAAAGTCATTGCGCTGCTCAACGAGTTCCGTTGGGGTTTTACAAAGCATCAGGCCACCGACAACAATGTTGTCTTTGAAACGTTGGTTGTCATTATCTAAATAACCAGAAATTTCAGGGTGATCTTCAGCTTTAACAGGTTCCCAGCCTTCGCGCAGTTTAGTTGACACATTACGGGGATCAGACTGGCCCATCATAGAAACGCGAATCCAGCGATATTTGTACCCTGATTCTGGAGTAGGGTCAGGCAGCAGCGTGGGAGGTGCCCAGCTACGAGGACGCTCAACAGTTTCACGAGTATCCGATTCACGTTTACCGCGATTTTGGGTTTCAGCAGTCAATTTATTCTCAGCCATTTTGTGTCATTCCTTCCGCCACTTTCCGGGCATATAATTCAAGGGGAATCTTCAACTTCTTAGCAAGTGCAACCTGAGTTTGCGTCAACGTGATTTTTTTCGGTGCAACGTTTCGGCTTGCTGGGGCTACAACATTACTGCTCGTCCGTTTTTGTTTCTCTTCGCCAGAAAAGCTTTCGGGAAACTTACTACGCACGGTTTTATTGATCTTCTCGTAATAGTCATCCGAGGTTGGATCAACGCCTTCTTCAACCAATTGTTCGTGCAGTCCCAAAGTGAAGGCAGTCATAAGCCTATTTCTCCCAAACCACTGATTTTCTTCACGCCACGCAAGCGCTTTAGGATCGGCTTTATTCTCTGGAACGGACTGTGGTTGTATATTTACAGGAAATTGGCGTTCTTGTAAAGGGGGTGGCCTAAAATTTTCTACTTTATCCAAACGAAGTTTGGCTTGCGTCATTTCTTCTTGAGCGGCGACAATTTGATCAGGGTCAAAACTTTCGTACGCGGCTTTGTATTTAGCTTTAGCCTGTTCTAATGCAAACTCAGCGTTTTGCTTAGCCGTACCTACAAGAAGCGTAGTGTGATCCCCAAGATTCTTTTTAAGGCTGTTATTCTCATCAATAATGTGTTGAGCAAACCTTAAAGCCTCTTCCCGTTCACGTAAGGCAGCTTCTTTAGCCCGACGCTCATCGTGGTATCCATGCGACAGTTTTTTAATTCGCTTCTGAACACTCTCATCATATTTGGAAAGCTCATCGTCGGTTACTTCACCAACTGGCTCTTCAAGTGGTTTACGCCCTTTATCTGGGTTAGGGGTATCGTCAATTACTTCAATCTCAAATTCAACAGCATCGTCCTCAGCCTGTTTTGTTTGTTCGGAAACTTTTTCATCGGGGAATTTAAATTCAGTTTGGTCCATATTTTACCTCATGCACGTTGGATACCACGGGGGTCTTCGACCACCGCTTCAACGGAATCATCGTTAATAATCCTAAATTCACGGTCGTGAATTTTAAGTCTTGTGCCTGTATTAGCGCGAGTAATCACAAGATCTCCCGGTTTACACCACGGTCCTGTTGGAAAACGATTCTTGTCAGCGTAAGCCATATCACCCAGTGATACAACAAAAAGTACGTTGCTCAATAACTCTTCATACTTTAATGTTGCATCAGCTTTAATAATACCGCTGTCAAATTTATTTTCAATTGTTGGTAGGGCGCATAAAACTTTGTACCCTTTAACATGCGGCAGTTGTTTAGCTTTTTCCTGCGCTTCTTCTAGTTCAGTCATTCTCAAATTCCTCATACCGTTGCACAAGGTCTTGGACTTCTATTCTTGCACGGCGCAGACCTTGGATAACGCCACACAAATTCCTATATTCAGCAAAATCTTTACACCCACCTTCGGCAATAGACTCACTTACTTCACGTTCGCGTTCTTTTAATTTATTAAATAAATGGTCAAGCATCATTCGTTCATTTGCCATTATTGACGTCCTTTCATGTTATTTTTAGCTAAATCTGCCTGTATTTTTAATTGATTTTGTTGATTTTGATTTTGTAAACGTATTCCTTCTTTTTGAGCATCTACAGCAATACGTTGTTGTTCAACATTTAAACGTTTTTCAGCAATTTGAGCATCTATACTATCTTTCTGTAGTTTGCGCTGCTGCTCCATACCTTTAATCTGAAGTTCTTGCTGTTGTAACTGAACCAGAGGATCTTGAGCAATTGCTTGAGCTTGTTGTTGAGCAGCTTGAGCTTGATGAATTTGCAACACTTGTTGCGCTGCTTCTGCCACATATTTAGCCATTGCAAGTTCTTCGGCTTCAGAAATATCTTGCTCCGGTCCCGGTAGCGGTGCACCCACACGCTGTTCAATCTCTTGCCTATATCTAAATCCTAAATGCTCAGCAACGTGAGCCATCATTGCAGCCTGCATCTGTACTGCCATCGGGTTCTGTCCGATAGTCTGCATAATGCTTGGGTCTTGCAAAAAGGTCATATGCGTTGTGATATGCGCCTGATGATCTTGATAAATAAATGCTTTCAGCGGTGTGCCTTTAAGCACGTTCATATTTTCAGTGATTGGGTCTTTGGGCTTCTGGTCGTCAGGCAGCGGCACAAGTTTGTCAGCGTTAGGAATGCCAAGTACGTCAAGCATCTGCCTGTGAAGCCGTGGAAGATCGTAAAGCTGAGGCGCACCCTGAGCAAGCTGTAGGGCAGCTTGGTATTGCACAACCCGTTGGGCCATTGTTGAAGCGTTAGGGTCGGATACAGGGATTACTTCAATTACATCGTAATCCTCAGCTTTAACCTGTGGTGTGCCATCTTGGGGTACATAACTATAGTCTGGACTTGTGTATTCTCTGATAATTTCTTTTAACAGCTTAAACTCTTCTTTCATCGCTGCATGGATGCGAGCTTGTACTGCACCCATTGTTTTTAACTGCCGCTCTAAGAGGGCTAGCGTAGTGCCTACCGGAGCCTGACTCGACATATCGCTGATCTTCATATCAGCCATACCACTGAGCCTTCGTGCTTCTTCGGTGATCTGGTTTAACAGTGCAAGAAGTGTTTGGCTTGGTTCTTTATATGGCAGCGGTAAGATGTTGTCCCTGATTACACCACCCGGAACATCCACATCTCTCCACTCACCGGGAGCAATCGGCGTATCGTCACCTTTGATACGCAGACCTCTGGATTTCAAACCACCCGGAAGATTAGCTAAAGAACCCGCGTCAACCAACTGACGAATCAGCATGGTGCCTGCTGTGGCGTAGCCACCAATAATATGTATCAACCCAAAGCCATACGCCCCAAAACCGGGGACATACATGTAGTGTACAAAGTGTTGTCTTGCTGCTTTGCGTGGGTCATCTTCACGGTAATTACGACGAATTGCTAAAACCTTATTAGTCCCCTTATCAATGGTAATGACGTAGGGCAATGGTAAATCTTCTTCGTATCCGGGCAAGTCATACTCAATATGCACTTCGTATATCTGATACCGCTCATCTTTGGTTTGCTCAACACCTTCTTTTTGTGCCTTGGCTTTTTCAATATCAGTCTGGTTAGCGTAGGGTTCACCAATATCCACATCACAATAAAAACCACTGACCTGCAAGCGTTTAATATCGTTTTTAGTCTTACGCATCACATGCGTAAGGCGATCTGTACGTCTGATGTTTGTTACGCCGTACGGTAGGATTATGTCCTCGGCGGGTATATAAAAGGACACCTGCCGTTCAAGTGACGGGTCGTAATAGACTTTTTTGAATGATGAACCGGCTAACGCCACACCCCATAACGCACGTTCATGCTCTGAACGGTACTCAGGCATTTTGTCTGTTAGCTGATAGTTCATATCAGCTTCTACACGTTTAGCCGCCTCTTCAATTTCAGGACTGGATGCACCAATAATATTAGTTTTTACAGGTCCATCAGCGGGGAAAGTCTCCATAATTGATTCGCTTTGGAAGCGAATTGCAGCTTCGGTAAGCAGTGTGGAGAACACACCACAAGCACCATCCCAAGGCTCTGTCACGTTGTCATAGCGCAACCCAAGAACATCAAGCCCCTTAACATAAGTATCAACCCAATCTTTGCGAGAGTTAATGTCTGCTTCAACTAACTCCATAATGTCGCCAGCAATTTTTTGAAGCTCTGACTCATCCATGTAGTCGGCAAGATTAGAGTCAAACTCCTCTTCTTCTTTACCGCTTTCTGGCATCAGATTAATCTCAACCCCATCAATACCAATTGACACGCCTTCTGGATTAACAATTTCAATCTCAATAGGGGCTTCTTCGGTTGAAAGGCTGTCAATCCCTTGGGGTGCTGCGTACAGTGCTTTATCAATAGCCATTTTTTACCCTAAATTAGCTTGTTATTTCCAGCTTGCGGAATATGCCCGCCCCAAGAAAATCCTAATTTTGATTTAATTTTCTGCATGATGCTTTCTTCTTTTTCTTTTTCTTTTACCCGAGTATATGGTGCAATATCTCTTGGGTCTAGCCTAGTTTGACGTAGTCCTGTTAGCGCGTTGTATGTTTCCCGCACATCTTTATCGGCAAATAATGTTTCTCTAAGTACTGGGTCTTTAGTTAAATCAACATTTTTAGAAGCTTCAAGACCAGCCAAAGACGCTAATATTTCGTAAAACCCAACACCAAAGTCGTTTCCTGTCATTGCTCGCATAGCAACAGGATTAAAATAAGCGTTTTTTACAAGCCCATATTTTTCTTCCAAATACGGAAGGGATTTTATAGCATTTGATACAAACATGCTTCGTTTTAATTTACCGTCTTTATCTCCAATCAATTCATCAAATTTCTGGTTAATCGAACTGCCTTCTCCTAGATTCTGTCTGGCTAGTAAATGCTCAATCTCATGAGCAATTGTTGCATCTGATGCACTAGGACGTACAAATACGTTTTGCTGTAGTTTACGATTTCCCGGTGTGTCTCGCGGGTTGGAAAGCACAAATCCCGAAACATTTGAATCTTCTAGAAATGGCATTTCTCGCACCAACAGCCCCGGAAGCCCTGCCGCAGTGGATGGGAGTTGTCGTTTTGA